ATCCAATACATTGAAAGTGTTTCCGATAAGATTAAGAATCTTCCACCTGAATTAAGAAAAAAAATATTAAAATATATATTATATTCCTTTATTGGACTCTTAACGGTTAAACAATTAAATAAAACAGTTGAACCAGCATTAGAAAAAACTGTTGAGGTTGAAAAAGAGACAATCAAAAAAATTATTCCACCAAGAATTAGAAAGTCATCACCAAATTTAATTGATCATTTGAAATATGAAGAAGGTTCTATTGTTAACAAAGGAAAACCAAACTTGGTTGCGTATGATCTTGGTGATGGAGCTTATACTATTGGATATGGTCACGCAATATTTCCTGAAGAAGAAGAATCTTTTAGTTTTCTTCCAAGATATTCAAAAATTAGACCAGGTAGAACTAAAATCACAAAAGAAAATGCTGAAACATTACTAAAAGATGATTTAAGAGAATCTGAAAGTATTATTAATAGAATTTTAAATCAGTGGGAACAAAAAGGAATTAAACCACCAATCACACAAGGGATGTACGATGCAATGGTTTCTATGTCATTTAACATGGGTAAAGGTATTAGAACCTCTAAGTTTATACAGGCTGTCAAACAAAGTGATTTTGATTTGGCAAGAAAATTAATATTAACAACAAGTGAAAACTTGTTTGATGACTTTCCTGGTCTTGAACCAAGAAGGAAAAAAGAATCGGAAATGTTTAAATGATGAAAGAAGAAAAGATATTAAAATTATTTAAAAACTTTGTGGGTGAAGAAGTAAACATTTTCGGACTTCAATGTATTCCTGTTGGGGTTGGTGAATATGGCTCAGATGGTTCTTGGGATCCAAACCCATTTCATCCAATTCACTTTAAAATAAAAAATCCAAATAATGTTTCTTATTTTTATGCAATAGTTTATGAAGAACTATTAGAATTATTAGAAGAATTTACCCAATATATTAATATTAGACTAAGACCAAATATAATATGGGAGGACACACAACCAAAATTTTATCTTAACGACGAAATAAGAAACAAAATACAAAAAGTTTTTGACTCTGTAAAAGAAATTAAATTTACAACAGGAAATTTAGATGTTGGATATAAAGAATATGTTATTGAAATAAATTCAATTGGTTTTAACAATAAACATTTTGATTTTGAATCGTTTTATATACAAAACAAGGTTGTTCCAATATCTGCAACAAAAAATGGCGAAAATGTTGATGTGAGTGAGGCTATTTACAAATATATAGATGAGTTTTTACCTAAAGTAGAAACTTACTATGAGTCAGAAGAATATTATAAAAAAATAGATTCGATAATTACCAAACATCCACTTTTAAATGCAGATTATATTGCGACTTATTACGATACTAAGTTTATCCAATAACTTTCTTTGATCTTTTTTGTCGGTGAAAAGTGATAACAAATCGGTGAACTTCATTTTGAATCTCAGCCAATAAAAACCCAAACTCACTTCTTGGAATATCAAATGACGATCCATCAACGGTGTGAATTGTTTGAGACTGGTGTTTGTCGTTTTTAGAAATAGAAATCAAATCAATATAAGACAACAACCCAAGAGATTCAAATACTTTTTTTGCAACACCCAACTGACCTTTACCACCATCAATAACAACAAGTGAAGGTAATTCCTGTTTCTCATCCAAAAGTCTTTTGAAACGACGATTTAATACCTCAGTGAATGACGCATAGTCATCAGGACCCTCAACAGTTTTGATGTTGAACTTACGATAGTTTGACTTATCAGTTTTACCATTCTTGTAACGAACAAGAGCAGACACCTGACAGTCACCGGCAGTGTGAGAATTGTCAAAAGCTTCGATAAGATTTGGGACGTTCAATAAACCAAATTGTTCTTTGAATGATCTTGCAACATCACAATACTTTCTAATACGAAACGACTCAAGTTTTTTCTCTAACAAATCAACAACATCCATTTTGTTTTTTAAGTTCTGAGCAAGCTCAAACTCCATTTGTTCAGAATAATATTTCATAAACTTCTTCAAACGATTTCGAACCTTGTCGAATTGAAAAGAAAATACATCTCTCATCTCACTTACAATTTTTAAGTAAGAAAACTTCTGAATAGAGGAAATGCAAGGAGCATTACAACGACTAAGATGAAACTCCAAGCAAGTCTTGAACTTTTCGTTTTGGATATTTTCTTCAGTCAAGTTGTAAGAACAAGATCTAAGATTAAAAATGTCGTGAACCATTTCATAGATCTCATAACAAGAGTTAGAACTTGTAGATTCCAAAAGAACTTCACCAGTAAAGTTAGAAGGGTTACAAACCAAAAGTCTTGGGAATTCATCTGAACTCAAAGTGATAAACCAACGACGAGAACGATCATCTTTTGCTTTGATGTTGTATTTTGGTTTGTGTGATTTTATAAGTTCATCTTCTAACAAAAGAGCTTGAGACTCATCATCAGTAGTCATGAACTCAACATCACGGATCTCATTTACCAAGAAAGTTGTTTTTTTATCTTTGTGATTTTTTTGAAAGTAAGATTTAACTCGTTTAGGTAAAAACTTTGACTTACCCACATATATGATCTGACCCTTTTCGTTTTTGAAAAGGTAACAGCCACTAGATTGAGGTATGTTTAAAAGTTTATCTGTAATCATAATACAAATATAGTAATTTTTTATGTTAACTAAAAGTTAAGACAGCTACAATACTGCTAAGATTGACTTTTAAATCGTATTTAACTAAATTTATTACTATCTATTGGTAAAAAAATTTATGATTTTTAGTTCAATCATATTATTACTAATTGTTAAAATAATTTTAAAAGACCGCAAAGATTACTTTGAGTGGCGTAATAATTATGAAATTAAATGAATATATAACCATAGTAATTCCTTGTAAGAACGAGAAGGGAATTATATTAAAAACATTGGATCTACTAAACTATCAGGTTGACATACATAATGTTAAAGTTGTTGTATGTGACGCATCAAACGATGAAATTACAAAAACTGAACTATTGAATAGATTAGTGTACAAATTCTTCCATGATAAATTTGAATTACATTTAATGGAGGGTGGACTTCCAGCAATAGCAAGAAATAACGGATTCAAACTTGTAACAACGCCTTATGTTTTATTTATGGACGCAGATGTATTTTTGTTAGATCCAAAAATTATCAAAAGAGCATTTCTTAGAATACACAAAAATAATTTGGATTTAGTTACGACTAAATTCAGAAGCGATAACGGTAAATACAACTACATTTACCGTTTGTTTGATTTTCTACAGTTAATATCAAAGTGGTCCACACCATTTTGTTTAGGTGGATTTATGATGATTAAATCAGAAACATTCAAAAATCTTAAAGGATTTGATGAGGAGATTAAAGTTGCTGAAGATTATTATTTTTCTAAACAAATCAAACCTAAAAAATTTGGTAGAATAAATAATGTAGTTTTTACTCCACCAAGAAGATTTGAAAACAAGGGTATAATTTACATGGCTAAATTGTTTTTAGGGTCATTTTTTAATCACAAAAACAAAGAATATTTTACAAAAGATCAAAACTATTGGTAATGAAAAAATGGAAAACAGTAATAATGAGCGATCTTCACTTAGGTTCTCGTCAATCACAAACAGACAAGATATTAAAGTTCTTAGAAGAAAATGAAATGGAGACTTTAATATTAAACGGAGACATTATTGATGGATGGGCCATAAGAAGTAATGGTAAATGGACAAATGATTGTACAAGAATAATTAGAAAGATAATCAAACTATCTGAAGGTAAAACAAAAGTAATTTACATAAGGGGAAATCACGATGACTTCTTAAAAGACTTTATTCCATTTCAATTAAATAATATTCAAATTCTTAGAATGTATAATCATATTGGAATTGATGGAAGAAGTTATTATTGTTTTCACGGGGATGTGTTAGACTTTATTATTATGAAAGTAAGATGGTTGGCGGTTGTTGGAGGGTGGTCTTATGATTTTGTTATTAAACTAAACACAATATATAATAGGATCAGAAAAATATTCAATTTGAAATATCATTCATTAGCAAACGACATTAAACAATCTGTTAAAGGTGCAATCAATTTTGTCTCTGATTTTGAAATGGGAGCAAAAGGGATAACACAAGAGAAGGGATATGATGTTGCAGTTTGTGGTCACATTCATCAACCAAAACTTGAAATTGATTATATGAACTCTGGAGACTTTTGTGAAAACTCAACATGTCTTGTTGAAGATAAAAAAGGAAATTGGAAAATATTAGAAATTTAATTTTCATTTGTAAAACCTATTTTCTTTGTGCATTTAAATCCTTATCATTAAAATAAAAATCATATGAAAAATTTAATCCTTTCTTTATTCGTGAGTTTATTTACACTCATGAGTTTTTCACAAACAACTTTAGATGTTTATGTCATCAACCCAAATAATTGTGAACACACTATTGTAAGTAATTGGATTAGTCCTCTTAATTCAGGAATGGCAAATATATTATCTGTTGACACTTTAATTAATCAACAAGTTTGGCACTTAGAAATTACTGATACAACAAACCAAATCAGTCTTACACTTTGTGCGGCACCAACACCACCTTGCAACTGCCAAATGGAATGTATGGGACCAATTACTGTTACTCCAAACATGTCATACACTTTAATTCTTTGTAGTAATACTATAAATGTTGACGAATTAAATGTTTTAACAATTGAAAACCCAATGGAGGGAGTAATTGTATTCCCACTTTCTGAACCAACTAATTTTTATTTAATTAACTCAGAAGGAAAAATTATTAAGTGGTTAAAAAACACCACTTTAGTTTCTTTTAATTCGGAAGACTTACCTTCAGGTTTTTACCATTTAATTTTGGAAACTCAAACAACTAAAACAATATATAACTTATTAAAATAAAAAAAAATGAAACAACTTGTAATTGACCAAACCCATTCTGATTTGGGATTTAAAATCAGACACCTTATGGTTTCTAACATAAAAGGAACTTTAAAAAATTATTCTGGTGGAATGAACTACACTATGGAAGATATGGGAGATGCCCAAATTCGTTTTGAGGCCGAGGTCAACTCAATCTCAACGGGAAATAGTGACAGAGACACACACCTTAATGCGGAAGACTTCTTTAATACGGAAAGATTTCCAAGAATGTATTTTGAATCAACCTATTTAAATCTTACTGATGGTAAAATGAAAGGTGAAATGACAATCAAAGATACAACTAAAATTATTGATTTGGTTGTTGATTATAATGGAAAATCAGTTGATCCTTGGGGTAATACAAAACACGGATTTGAAATTACAGGGGTTATTAATAGATCTGATTTTGATCTTACTTGGAATGCAACACTTGAGACAGGTGGTGTGTTGTTGGGTGATGAGGTTAAATTAAACTTGGATGTTCAGATGATGGAATTGGTTGGCGAAATGGAACCACAAAGTGAAATTGCAGAATAATATAATTTTAGTAAAACACTAAAATATACAATCCCCACTTAAACATGGGGATTTTTTTGTTAATAAAGTATTTATATAGGATGAAAAATTTGATTAGACAAATTATTGAGGAAGAGAACAAAAGAATCCTTAACGAAAGTGGCATTAGAGACATTGGATCACTCGCTAAAAGATACCAAATGGCAAAAATATATTTTCATCAAGATTTGGATGGAGTTACCACGGCATTAGCGATGAAGAATTATCTTGAACAACATGGGATTAAAGTTGTTGATGCTGAAATTATACAATATGGGTCTAAGGAGTTTGCAATTAAAAAATTAGAAGGCGAAGGCGAAATAATGCCGGTGTTAGTGGATTTTGCTCATGGTAAACCAATGTTTATTATACATACAGATCATCACGATAGTCAAGCCGGTGTGGAACGAGGAACCGCAACAAACTTCAAATCATCAAGATCAAATGTAGAAACAATATCACAATCTATTTCACCTAAAGACATTTTTACACAAGATGATGTTGAAACAATTTCAATGATTGATTCCGCAGATTATGCAAAATACGATATTACACCAGAACAAGTTGTACAATACCTATTCAAAGTAGATAGAACCAAAGGGGTTAAAGAAAATAAAAAAATGATGGGATTGGTAGCAAATAAACTTTTGTTAGCATTTAAAAACAAACCAAACTTTTTAAGAAACCTTGTGATGAATTCAAAACCATCACTTCAAAATATTCTTTTAAACATTAAAGAACTAATGGAGAAAGAAGGATATGCGTCAATGGACCAATTACAAAAAAATCAAGAGCACTATATCCAATCAAGAAAAGAAAAGGGCGTTACTTATGAAGATGGTATCATTTCTCAATACGGTTTAGGTCCAACAATGAAATCTGGAGGTTACGACAGATACACACCATTTATTAACCATCCTGATAGTGAGTTTTTAGTGACAGGACTTCCAATGGGAATGGTTCAAGCATCTTGCAATCCATATAAAAAAGAAAGAGCACTTAAAGGGGTTGATCTTGGGCAAATTAAAGATGAGGTGTTAGAAAAGTTTAGAACTGAATTAGAAAAACAAATAGTTACATTCTCAACTCTTAAAAGAATATCTGAGATGGACGCAGAACAACAATCGGTTGGATTTACATTCAAAGACTTTATGGCAATTTATGGTAATTCACCATCAATTAAAATTAACGGGACAGAGAAACTTAACAGATATCTTGATTACAAGTCAAAAGATCTTTATAAATCAATTCCTTTTGAAGACAGAAAAGTTTTTAATAAAGCATCTGTAAATGGGTATGATGTCATTATGGCAAATTCAGGTGGTCACAAATGCATAACAAACATTTCAGGAATTAATTACCTATATTCAAATGCCAAGTTTGAAGAACCTGAAAAAAGAGTAAGGAATTCTTATGTTGAGTTATTAAAAGACATACAAACTGAGTTTGTTAGAGTTTTGAAGGAAAAAATTAATGAACAAAAAACTTCAGTATCTGAAAATTATTTTAGGGTGAAAAAAAAATTAATATTAACCGAAACTACATCCAAATTAAAACAATTGGTAACAGAGGCAGAAAAACGATCTTGGTCTAAAGGTATGTTTAATAATGGGGATGGTGTTAAAACACCAAAAATTACCATAAATAAAGGTAACAATTTTTTTGATATCATTTATAAAGGACCTGAATCAGGATTTAATATTGAAAGTGCAGTTTTAAATCCAGGTGATTCAATACACCAACTATCCAATGTTTTTACATATGAAGTTAACAAACATCTTAAAGATTTATATCAAAAAGAAATTTATGTAAAACCTGATATGGAAAGTATTAAAATGGTAAAAACTCCAAATTTTTTTGAGATTAAAGTGAATTTTGATGAGACAGATAAAGAAAATGCAATTACAAAAATTGATAGACGAGGTGGAATGGGACATTCTGCCGCTCAAGGTAAGGGTTTAATGGAAGAAAAATGTAATAAGTATTCTGGTTGTAAAAAAGTATACACAATTAAATCAGGATCAATCACAGAACATTTTATTTCTTATCGTGATAAAACAAAACAAGAAGGTAATGAAACTGAAAGTGAAGAAACTGAAAGTGATGTTAATTTAATCACTGATTTGGAAAAAATGTATAATCAAAAAGAAACTTTTGAAAAACAAAAAAAACCTTATA